TGTTTGGGTGACGTGCATCAGAAACAACCCCATCCGCGAACGCTTCAATTCCTGCGGGTCAACAAATTGATTGAGATGGTAGGTGGACACCCTCTCTCATGGCGGACATCAAATAGAGGTAGGCGTGCACTGGAGGCAATGGGGATTACATGGAGTGTCTAATAGGTCGCCGTGTCCTTGAGCGCGGATGGTGGGAGGAGGAAGGATGATCCACCACTGTCTCACCTGTAATGTACGGGCAGATCTTGCCCGCAACATGCATTTCGACACCGAGACCGCCAAAGGCGACCATTTCGTCTGGATTCACCCCTACTGGTATCATCTGGAGTGCGCTGACATCACGAAGTCGGATGGTAACTGGGTTCTTCAGAACTGGGCGACGCCGGGAAAGATGATCCCGACTAGCATTTTCTACGAGGGTGGAGAATGACCATCCCCGGTGATCCCAGCGACCGCATCATCTGCGGCGACGCGGGGGAAGTGCTGCGGACATTTCCCGGCATTGAGGGCGCATGTATTGGTCCGACTGTCACCCATTTGTGGCGTGATGATCCAGTTACGATCTGCAAAACACTTTGTCGTCGAGACACGAGGGACTGGGACGACGCGCCACTCGATATGTGGATTCGCCCTTTTGCGAACACGCCACGATGCAAGCAATGCGACAGTGCCGTGATGAAGATCGTCTGCGCCAGGAAGTGATCGCGCTGAGGTGAACGGGGACAAGGGAGCAACAACACATAGGAGGGTCGATAGTGTACAGGATCATCTTTCGCGGAATCACGGTTGAGTGCGACGACATTGCAACAGTCCAAGAACTGATCGATCACCTCAGTGGGCCTCTACCGGCGCCGGTTATAGCCACGGTTCCTGTCGTCAAGAACACACCAAAGAAGAATCAGGGGCGTGCTGTCGCCAAAAAGGCAACGGGCGGACGCGGTACGACCCGGGACGCGATTCTGGCCGCGCTTGATCGGGTGGCGCCGGCGACATCTGCCGAGATCATCGAGGAGAGTGGATTGAAAAACACCCAGGTCTTTGCGGCATTGCATCTACTGAAGGCCAGTGGGGTCGTGCGCCGCAATGAGGACGGGAAATATGACCGCGTGAGAGGGTAGGCTCGGTCGGTATGGTATCTCCTAAACATAGCGTTGTCTCCTCACGCTGGTCGGTGCGGGTTCTATTTGAATTCAATGGGGATGCGCGGGCAGTAACGGCGCATATTCTGAATGATGACCCCACATTGACGAGTCCAGGATCGATTTGTGGCTGTGAATCTGTCTTGCCCTTTTCGATTCTTATCCCGGCACGTTTCTTTTCGGGATTGCATGGTGAGCGGGGCACCCGTGTGATCATGTGCACACACTGCAATTCCGGCGTCGGAATATAGCCGCGGTGGTGGTGCGAACGGCGATGGTATCTGCCGTGACATTGATCTTTTGGAAGAGAAACGGCTCCACCGTGACGTCTGCGAGATGATGGATCAGGCGGCGAAACGGTGGCGACATCCTGAGGGAGAACCGGAACCAATCTGAAGGTCGACAATGGAGGGTCAGAGTGTCCAGGGACGGGAACGCCGCGATTGAGGCCGAAGTCACGCTTCTCGGCGCTATGATGCGCTGGCCAGAAGCGCTGCATATTGGAATGGAGTTGCAGCCGGATGATTTCCTCCGTCCTACACACCGCAGTGTATTCGCGGCGATGCAAACGGCATTCCGGGGCGGCGAGGAAGTCGATCTGATTTCGGTCTGTCGCAACCTTGAACGCGCGGGCGAACTCGAAAAGATCGGTGGACGCTGCGCGCTAGTAGATCTGGCGGCTGCAGGCTATACGCCTGCCCATGCGTCATCATGTGCGACGGTAATTCGGGAAGCCGCAACGCTGCATTCCCTTGACAGCATCATCGGTGAGATTCGCAGCAAGATCGATTCTGGGATGCACGCACCAGACGAGCTCTTGGACGATATACAGCGCTGGCTACGCGAACGCGGGGACCGTGACGCCCGCAAGACCCGCTCAGCTCTCGACATTCTCCCGCAAACAACCGCGGCCATCGACGCTTACAAGACAGGGCGCGGACCTGGGGCCGTATTCACGGGGTTCGCGCGCCTGGACGAATTGCTGGGCGGTCTACATGCCGGCGAGCTGACCCTCATTGCCGGTCGGCCCTCTATGGGCAAGACCGCCCTGGCTCTCAACATCGCCACGCACATAGCACTCAACGAAGTCGCGCCCGTGGGGATCTTCTCACTGGAAATGTCTGACGTCTCCCTCGTGGAGCGGATGATCTTCTCCCTGGCGCACATCGATGGCCACGCCGCGCGCCGCGGGCGCTTGCACCGAGATGACGAGGAGCGTGTCGCGGCGGCCTGTGCACGGCTCGGCAATGCCCAGATCTTCATCGATCAATCCTCCTCTCTCTCCCCCACGTCGTTCCTATCGCGCGCGCATCGCATGGTATCCGCCCACGGGGTCAAGGTGTTGATCGTAGATTACCTGCAGCTCATGCAGGGGCCGCACAAGGCCGAGAACCGCCAGCAGGAAATCGCCTTCATCTCGCGCACATGCAAGCTCGCGGCCAAAGACTTGGGCGTGTCTGTGCTCGCCGTCTCCCAACTCTCCCGTGCCGTTGATCAACGTGGCGGCGACCGCAAGCCCATGCTGTCAGACCTGCGCGAATCCGGGGCGCTGGAACAGGACGCCGATGCTGTGCTGTTCGTCTGGCGGCCATCTCTCTATGACAGCAAAGCCAACCCGCTCGAAGCCGAGATCATCATCGCTAAGCAGCGCAACGGTCCCACCGGGACTGCCCACATGATCTTCTTCTCCGGCGAAACCCGGTTCGAGGAGGCGACAAATGGCTGAGTGGCGTCGGCACTACAAGGCGATGTGGAGCGACAAGAAGGTGCTGCGTATGTCCCGCGACGCTCGCCTGCTATTCTGTGGCCTGATCGACTTATCTGACGATGAGGGTTTCTACGAAGGAGATCCCACGGCACTCAAAGCCGCGATCTTCCCGGCCGACGAAATCTCCGTTACGGACACGTTACGGCTCCGTAACGAGCTGGTGCGGATAGGGGTCGCCAAGCTTCACGAAGTTGGGGATGAGTGCTTCATCCAATTGCCTAACTTCCAGCGTTTTCAGCAAACTCGCAAGGATACCTTCCGCCCGTCTACTATCAAAAGCCGCATAGACTTAAGGGGGAAACCAAAGAGGACCCGTAACGGACCCGTAACGGACTCGTTACAGACCCGTGACGACTCCGTTACCTATACAAACAAACAGACAGACAAACAGACAGAACAAAAGAGTTCGGCTGCGCCGGCTTTGGATGAACCGACAAGAGAACTCTCAGGCCACCAAAAAGACATCCGCGATCTCACCGATCTTTGGCAGTCCCACTTTCACCGCGACGGGAAAGCCTCACCTTCTCCGGGGTTCTTCGGCAAGGTCCTGGTCAACTGCCAGCGCGTGGGCGTGAGCCCTGCTTGGCTGATCGAGAAGATGAAGCCCGACCATGCCAACGCTGAAGCCATGATCCTGTTTTTCTTCAAGCCTGGGGAATCGCTTCCGGGTTCGGACGATGAACGCCGGGCGAACTCCTTCACGGTCTGGCAACGGCGGGATAGTGGTGGTGTTCTCTTGGGTGACGTTTTGCGAAAGCAGGGAATGAAGCCATGAGCCAAACGCTAACCATCCGCGTACCGGGTGAACCCGTGCCACAGCCGCGTGTCAAGGCCCGCAAGAGCGGGGAGCACGCCACGGTCTACACCCCCACGACGGCTAACGTCTGGAAGGACCTAGTCAGCCATTTCGCGGTCAAGGCAATGCCTGTTTGCGGATGGGTGAAGCCAGATTCTAAGACTCCCCTGCAAGTGGTGATCGATCTGCACCTGCGTCGCCCCAGTACACATCGCAAGCGGGAACGCTACAAACGGACCTATCCCGACAACGACAACTACGAGAAGGCTATCTTCGACGCTCTGGTCTGGGCGGGTGTCATGCAGGACGATGGACAGATCGCCGTGAATACGACACGCAAACTGATCGACGACGACTGGCAGGGAGCGGTCATCACGGTGAATCTCGCCAGGTTTGTGGAGGCCTATTGACCACCGCCGACCGCGATAGGCTCACCGCAATGGTGCTCGTCGCCATGCGGTACGGCATGAAGAACCGAACCTATCCTGGTGGTCGGGCGCAACTACTTGCGGATATGCTTGCCACTTGGGGAATCCCGGCAAGTGCCGCGAACCTCAAAAACCGCACCTGCCCCAATTTTCTCCGTGATCACCACGCCATAGGTGAATCATCATTTTCGGTGGTCTCGCGCCGAAAGTGAATGACAAAAGTTCCCCCGCCCCTGTATTCCCTACGCGGGCGCATGAATGCGCGCCCGTGAGGTAATGCTGTGTGGCGGACAAGCCGGACAAGGACACACTACGAGACTTTGATCCAATCGACCTGCAAATCATTGGGATTCGGAGAGATAGGCCACGAGCGACAGTGCGAGAAATCGCATCCGCCGTTGGTCTTGGAAAGTCTGCGGTTTGGAAGCGCCTTCGTCGCATTGGCGAAAGCGATTATATCAAACTCTGTCGTGCTGAGCTCGCTGACATGCTGCCTCTTGCTCAGCGCGCTTATCTCGCCAGTCTCCGCAATCCAGACAAGCAACTGGAAGCCGCAAGTAAGCTCTTCGCTGGCCTCGGTGTGTTTGCGAACCGGAATGAGCACTCCGGCCCCGACGGTGGACCTATCCGGGCCGAGGTGGTCATCTACATCCCCGACAATGGACGCGATGACACCAACGGCGATCCCGATCCCGCGACCGCGGGTTGAGATTCGGCCGCAAGCAGGACCGCAAGCCGCATTCCTGTGTACGCCTGCGGACATCGCCGTGTACGGCGGAGCGGCTGGGGCCGGCAAGACGTGGGCCTTGCTGATTGAACCGCTTCGCAAAATCCATAATCCTCGCTTTGGTGCTGTGATCTTTCGACGCACCTATCCACAGATCACCAACGAGGGCGGCATGTGGGATACTGCCGCGACGATCTACTCACAGTGCGGTGCGAAGCCTCGCCTATCGGAGCTTGAGTGGCAATTCCCCAGCAAGGCGCGTGTGACCTTCGCACACATGCAACACGAGGATGATCGCTATCAGTGGGACGGTTCGCAGATTCCTCTGATCGGCTTCGACCAGTTGGAGCATTTCGAATGGCGGCAATTCTTCTACATGCTTGCTCGCAATCGGACTGGGTGCGGTGTGAGGCCGTACATCCGCGCTACCTGCAATCCCGACCCCGATCATTGGCTGCGTTCGTTTCTCTCATGGTGGATTGATGAGAAAACGGGTTTACCGATTCGTGAACGCTCAGGCAGATTGCGTTGGGTAGTCATGGCTGGCGATCATCCCGATTGGGCAGACTCACGCGAGCAATTGATCGAACGGCACGGTCCGGATACAGAGCCGAAATCGTTCACCTTCATTCCCGGTCGGGTTGAGGACAATCAGGAACTGCTTCGCCATGATCCTGGCTACTTGGCTAACCTGAAACTCTTGCCACTCGTTGAGCGGGAGCGGTTGCTGCATGGCAACTGGAACATCCGCTACACGGCGGGCAATGTCTTCCAGCGCGGCTGGTTCCCAATCGTCGATGCGGCGCCGGCGCTGATCGACGTCGTGCGCTACTGGGATCGGGCGGCAACACCAGCGAGCGGAAACGGCAACGGGTCCCACCGCGCATCATGGACCGTGGGTGTGAAGATGGGACGCGATGTGCAAGGGGCATTCTATGTCCTCGACGTTGACCGCTTCCAAGGTTCCCCAATGGCGGTGGCGGATCGCATCAGGAACATCGCTTCACAGGACGGCATTGGCGTCAGAGTTGGGATCGAGCAAGACCCTGGCCAGGCAGGCAAGGCCGAAGCGGAGGGTCACGTACGGGCGCTCGCGGGATTCAGTGCGGTGCTCAATGCTGTGCATGAGGCCAAAGGCCTCCGCGCCCGTCCACTCAGCGCACAGGCAGAGGCGGGCAATGTGAAGCTCCTGCGTGCACTTTGGAATGATGCTTACCTTCGCGAACTGGAAAACTTCGACGGCACCGATGCATGTGTCGCCGATCAGGTCGACGCCTCAAGCGGTGCATTCCATGTGCTGACCAGCAAGACGTGTGGTGTTTCGTTCGTGACCAATATCGGTCAGGGGGTGGCGTTTGGCTGATATGCCTCCCGGATTCGCGGCTCGCAAGAGCGGCCTTCTCGTCAAGACCGACCTCGCGGCTGAAGCCACGGCGAATACTCAGTTCACTTGGCAGGCCACCGGCTTGGATGATCCTGAGAAGCGCGGTCAGGATCGTTCTGACTTCAAATACGAACGCGTCCAGAAGGAAATCGAAACATCGCGCAAGCGCGATCCGCTGATCTTCCGGGGAGTCGATTACTATGACAAGCTGGGGTTGGGGATCGGCGTCAGCATGACATCCGAGAATGTAGAGATTCTCACTGCGGCTGAACGGGTCTGGGAACAAAACGATCTGGATGACGGCCAGCATCAGATGTCCAATGAACTCGTGACTACGGCGAATCTCTTCATCCGCGTGCCGGTCACATTCGAGGGAGAGATTCCCGCGATCATGATCATTCCGAACGCTCAGATCGAACGCATTGCCACCAAGGACGGCGCTCCCTGGTATTATCGCCGCAAGTGGCAGGACCTGGAATTCCCTGAGCCCAGAGAGGGTGAACAAGGCGGCCGAGGAGCAATCGCACCTAAGACCAAAATGAAGTACGAAGACATCCCTGCCGCAGAACTGGTGCACATCGCGGTCAATCGAACTGCCGGCGAGTTGCGCGGTCTGTCGATGCTGGAACCGTCGATCTATTGGACCGCGCTCTATGGCCGGTCACTCGAAACGATCTGGGCTAAAGCGGTCGCGCAGTCTCTCATCGCCTATCATGCACAGATCGAAGCCGCGAGCCAGGAGCAAGTGACGGCGATAGTCAAGCAGATGGAAGGACAACTGGTAACGCGGATTGATCCCCGCGGTATGGCTTACAAGACGATGGCAACGGGGCAAATCCTCGGAACGGGCAAGAACGTCGACATGAAGAAACTCGACGCCAATCTCGCAGGCGGATCGATGGATAGCGAGATTCGGCGGATTCTGCTCATGGGCGCCGTGGGCATGGGGATGCCTGAGTACGTCCTATCCGATGGTGACACGGCGAACCGGGCGACGACAGAGAGCCAGAGTGATCCCTACTTCCGCATGATGCAGGCGCACCAGTACGTCTTGCTCAAAGCGATCAAGCGAGTCTTCCGCCTCGTGTTTGATCGATTCCTGCAGTTGAAGCAATTCGTTTCGGTGAAACCGCCCAAGGGCAAATACCACATCGTCGATTGGCTCACCTTCTCCGGGCCGAACTTGCTTACGCCGGATGTCGAGACGTTGGGACCTGTCGCGGCAGAACTCGTGCGCAATGAGATTTGGTCGCGCGAGTATGCGTGTTCACAACTGGGTAGCGATTGGAACAAGATCAAACCGCAGATCGAGGGGGAGCGGGAGGAGGGATTTGTATCGCAGCCACAGGGAAGTGGCGTTCCTCCTTCCGGCGCCACGCAGTTGACCTTGCCGCTTGGTGCATCGGCTGATGACACGCGCATTGAAACGGAGACGCCAACGCAGAAAAAGCAACGCATTCTTCGGGGGACCCTCGATGCATTCATTGCCGAGGCGCGTGCGGCGAAGGGCGATCAAGGCAAGATTGCGGCTGCATCAAAGAAGTGGCTGGAGACAGCGCGTGGGCAGATGTTTGAATTGATCGATCAGGCGCGCGATATCGGCGCGAGAAGCGTGGCAGCGTGACATGCCGGCGGCTGACGATTTCGCAGTTGCCATCAAGGCGCGGTTCAATGACGACCTCAAACAGATGGCCGACGACCTCGTGGAGGGCGCTGTCAAAGCATGGGATCTCGGCGACGCCGAAATCTTCGAGGAGACGATCACCCTCGTCGGGGATGACATCCAGTATCGGCTCGGTCTCGCTACGGATTCAGCGGGCTGGCAGGGATTCCAAGCCGGTCGCGTGGATGCCATTGCAGAAGCCGGGGACAAGTTCCTCTGGAATCTCTCTCCCGGAGCGCAGCATTGTGACGACTGTATCTCCCGCGCGGCGGGAGGACCATACACCCTTGACGAATTGGTCGAAACCGTCGGAATTCCCGGCGATGCACCTACAGAGTGCGATGGAGGTTGCAGATGCAGTTTAGAAGCCGCGTAGTTATCGCCACCATCGGGGCGTTCTTGGCCGCTTCATTGGCGCAGGCGGGGGTCGGCACGACTGTGAATACATTCAAAGTCGTTGCTGTCGCCACGCTCACACATGAGGGGGTAACCAGAACCATTGGGGAATTGGAAATTGGGCGCGACACGATCACTGTGCCCGGCGACACGCTTCCTACGGCGGCGACGCCTGCCGTACCCGATACTTCGATAGTCTACCCCTCCCAATACTGGGAGTCGCTTACCTTGCAATCTAAGTTTCGACCGCGCGCCACGCCAGCGAATGGGGGTGCCGATTCGGCCGGAATCAAGATATACCTTGAGCAATCGAATGACGGCGAAAACTTCGTCATCGTTGACTCGCTCTGTCCAACCGATTCCAACTGGAGTTACAAGAACATGGGCGTGCAGCACTGGGCCTATTCGCGATTCCGAATAGTTCATACAGCAAGAATGGATTCAGCCGGCGCATACGGTCAGATCATCGGCTATACGTGGGGGCGGTTCTAATGTCTGATCTGCTGGAGAGAGTCGCGCGTATGCACGCGCCTACAATGCAGCGGGATCAGAGCGCTCGCGAGGCTTTGAAACTCTCTGAAGCGGAGCGGTGCAATCCCCGGCTGGCGCGCATCTACTTCACCGAACTATCCGAATTGCCGGACGCGGTGAAGATGCACCCACCGGCGGCGCAGCGGGCGTTCATGGTCACCTTCAACAACTGGCTGCGCCGATACGGTGACCAGGCGAAGGCGTTCCGGGCTGCACAGAAGGCACTCAGGACCAAGGTATCGCAATTGAAGGCGATGAAGAAACGCGGAACCAGACCGGGAATAGACGAAGCGCTGATCCGCTGGAATGTCAAGCGAGCATTACAGGGGCCACAGACCCAGATAGTGGTAAACCGATGATCCTTAAATCAAGCCTTCTGAATTGTTTTAGCGCGATGCCTCACAAGTATCTGAGAGATCAGAGGCGAATCGTGGAAGACATGGATCGCCTTATCGAGGCTGGTGTTCCCCAACGGACTGTGTGGCTCGATAAGATCCCCAATATGATTGGTCCATTTATCGGGAAAGCATTCGATCTGGCCAATGGGGATGTGGAGGTCTTTGTTCAGACCTGACCTAAACGAATGACATGCCGCTCCGCGAGGGAGGTATCTGAAAATGCCCGTCATCGATCGTGAATTTCTTGATTGCGTCGTCGCAATGGATAATCGCCGTTTATCCGAGGAGATAAAGATCGCCGAACATCGACGCGTTCTCCTATGCGCCGGTGTTCCTCATCGTACTGTCTGGCTCGATTCGACGGCCGATGCAATGGGTCCCTTTCTGGCTACGGAATTCGATCTACCCAATGGAGATGTGGAACAGTTCATCCAATTATGACCTGATAGACCAACAAGCCGCCTCCTGATCAGAGGTGTGAGCGCCGAAAAGTCGTGCCCCTGGTGGCCCGCGCGTTGGCACGCAGCGCGGGAACCGCCAGGGGCTTTTTTCGGCCCGAAGAAAGGTAACCATGCCATATGCATCGATCAGTGAACTACCGCCGCCCGTGAAGGATAATCTGCCGAAGGCTGCGCAGGAAATCTTCATGGCCGCTTTCAATTCGGCGCACGATCAGGAGAAAGACGAAGAGACCTGCAACAAGATCGCTTGGGCGGCGGTGGGGGCGAAGTACGAGAAAAAGGATGACAAATGGGTGCTCAAGGCAGAAGCGAACGCCATGACGCAGGATGAGATGATCGCGCGGCGCGAGAAGATCGAAGCGGCCGTGAATGTCGCTGTGCATTCAATCCCGGTCGCCTTTGAAGCGACACCCGGTAGTCCCGCCGATCCCGAAGAGCCCAAAGCATCGGAGGGGATGGAAGCATTCCGCAATCAGGTCTACAACGCCATCCTCGCGCGCGGCTGGAATGTCTGGGACAATCCCGCGGCTCAGCACGACTTCATCATCACGGAACTATTCGATTCCAGTGTGATCGTGCAGGACACGATGAACTCCAAGTTCTATCGCCTGCTGATTACTGTTGGTGCCAATGGCGAGGTCGTACTTGGTGAACCAGAGGAGTATGACATCACCTTCACGCCTGCCGCTGATGGCACTTCCCCTCCGGAAGAGACGACAATTGCGACCGAAGTCTCGCGGCTGCGCACCGAACGCCGCGACTTGGCGCTCTCAGCAGTGGCCGAAGAGAAGAACGTCTACCGAATCCTGATCTGCAATTCGGGATTCGCAAGAAGATACTCGAAGCACGGTCAACTGTACATGCCGCCTGAAACACTCGTGGATGCAGTGAAGGCAGGGCGGTTCGACGCGGGACGTTGTTTCTGGGAGCATCCAAACGAGAACCGAGACGAAACCGGAGAACCAAAACGTGCAAGACTGGTCTTCGCCTACATCATGCCGAAGAGCGCCGAGGTCGTCCCCAATCTGGCGGGTGGCGTCGATGTATTCGGCAAGGTCAAGGTGATTTCCACTGCAATGGGCCAGGACCTCAAGGCGATCCTGGATGAGCAGATCGAGCTGGGCGTGGCCCTGGTCGAGAACTCCATCTTCTCTCAGAACGTGACAATGTCGCGCGGTGAGATGGATGGACGCTCGGCGCTGATCTGTCAGAAGATCAACGAGCGAATCGACGTTGACTTTGTCGATCAGGCCGCATTCCCGCGGTCATCGGTGAAGGCGCGTCTCGCCGCAAGTGCACAACTGCATCCGACGAAAGGAAGTCTGACGATGGACGAAAAGCAGGAACTCGAAAAGCTGCGTAAGCGCGTGAGTGAACTGGAGACGTCGATTACCACACTCACCGCGAACGCGGATACCGACAAGAAACGTGCGGATCGCCTGGAACTGGCGGCCGCTGTGGACAAGGAAGTGGCTGACTCTGGTTTGCCTCCCGACGATCAGGCGCTGGTGAAGCCGATCCTCATGGCGATTGCGGATCCCGATCTGCGCAAGGCACAACTGGAGCTATCGAAACGCGCCTTCTGGGGCAAGGCAAAGCGCGGTCCGGTAGCCGGCGCATCGGGTACAGACGCTGGCACAGGCACGCCAAACGAACTGCGCGCCGATGTGCAGGACATGGTGAATCGTGCGGCGAAGACCGCTGGGATCAAACCAGAGGTGTTGGCAAAGGCGCAGGCTGAAGTGGTCGGGCTGAAGGGCTGACCATCGGCGACAACATCAAGTATTGATGGAAGGGGAACGCATAAATGGCACTTACGGCAGACAGACAACTCAACATGCGCGATGTCGGCGGTATCCGTCGATACGCCAAACTCACCGCAACGGTGATCTACAAGGGTGGACTCGTTGCCTGTCCCGCGGACGGCTATGCCGTGCCCGGGGCAGACACGGCGGCCTCGGTGTTTCTTGGGGTCGCCGTGGAATATGCGCCAGTCGGGCAACTCTGGGTTGACTGTTACACGAAGGGGGTTTTCGAACTTCCGTGTGTGACGACCTATGGTGCCGTCAAGAACGTCGGCGCATGGTTCGTTCTCGGCGATGATCTCGCCGGGGTCGCAGGCACAACTACGAACGATGTGCCATTGGGCGTCGGCATCGAAGTCGGCGGCACCACATCCTTGATGTGGATTGACATCCAGGCGAAGGGCTTACTGGCCGCCTTTATGACGGCGATGGGCAAGGTCGCCTTGGCGTAAGCGCGCCGAAGAAAGGAAAAACAATGATCGTCGATAAGGACTTTCTTGCAGGCGCGCGGACGACCTTCAAGGCCATCTTCGACCAGGTCATGGGGGAAGCGAAGAACGAGTGGGCCAAATTCTCTACGCTGATCGACACTGAGGGCAAATCGACGGTGACGTTCAACTGGCTCGGTCAACCGCCGCAGATGCGCCCGATGAGCGGGGTACTGGAGTTCGGCAAGGCTTTCCCGCACGACTACACTATCGTCGTAACCGAGAATGGCGTCGGGATCGAAATCCGTGAGGCGTCCTTTATGTCCGATCCGCTTGGCACGATCTCGTTGTTCGTCAAGAACATGATGGTGCAGGCGTCGCGGTACGAGGACAAAATCGCGGCCCAGAAACTCTCGGCCGGATTCGCGACCACGTACGGCGCGGCCTTCGATAACCTCG